TTGTCCGGCGGCTTTGTTTCCCGGTTCGCCTGCGGCTGACTGAAACTGTTCGTCGTTCATATATTGCACCTCATTGGTTTGGCGGTCATTTTACCAGTTCCGATACCCGCCCGCAAGCGGAATCACAACTTGCGCATAATGCCTATTGTGTTAACTTCTGAACTGAACGACACCGCTAGTATAGTAAATCAGATAACGGAACGCAATGCTAAAAAGCAAAAAATTTTACAACTCCTAAACCCAATAAAACCAAAAAAACCAAAAGGCCCAAAAAGAGACAAAACCAAAAAAGACGAACGGAAAGAGAAAGCCAAAAGAGAGAACGCTCTATACCACGAAGCACGGAGAGAGCATCTTCTCGCAAATCAACATCGGTATCGGACCAGTCATCAAAAGTCATTTGCACGACCTCCATTGTATTGCCGCTGACGCATAATGCGACGGCCATTAAGCAACCTACGCTCACGCTCACGTTCAGCAGGAGACTTACCAGCATCGCGGCTATGGCCAGCCGCATTAATCTTATCCAAAGTTTCATCGTCAATTATACCACGATATGCGGCGTCAGTCGATGGGTTATATATTTCATCGGCCTTACGCTTCAGAGCTTCATCGGCCGCATCTTGCTTAGCCGTCGACCCACCACTCGGAGGTGTACCAAGTTGATTAGTCAACCAAGTAGCGGCTTTCTTAGTCAAATCAACAAGCGGCTTCTTAAGGCCAAGCCCATCAAGCATAGTACCAATAGCAACAAGATTACGACCAAAATCCGTGCCGCCCATCTTCTTCAAATCCGTATCGGCCTTAATGTTGTCAGTCTCGGCTTCCGTACGCTCGTTATTCTTCGCGGTCGCGGCAATCTGCGACATGGCGGCAAGATTAACGGGGCCAGCGGAGCCACCGCTAGAAACGGCAGGGCCGCGCACACTACCCTTACCAGTAGACGCAGACGGATTGGACGCGGGGCTAGCATTGCCGAGGTTCGAAGACATGTTATAATTACCAGCGGCAAGAATAGGATTAAGACCCGCATTCTTCAAGCCATCAACGGCCCATTTAGCAGTATTGGTAGCATACTTCTTAGACAGCTCATAATACTCGTTATTCTGAAGACCGTAAAGATAGTTTTGCCACCACTTATTATAAGCCTTATCTTGTTCTTGAGTCCACTCATCATACTTCTTCTGAATCTTGAAATTCGTCTTAGTGATATTCTTGTTAAGACTTTCACGGCTAGTATTGCCGAGCCAAGAACCAAGAGCGGAAGAACCGGCGTTAGAAGAACCACTCAAAAGAGCAGAACCAATTGCACCTGCAGCCATAGACCACATAACGGAAAACTCCTAAGCCCTTTTTGCAGAGAAGGGCGAAACTCCAGTTAACCAATTCCAAGTGCTGTCTCGTTCCAGCGACGATACATCACTTGCGTGATACCTACAGACGGCCAAGGCCGGGGACGGAATAAAGCGGCATAAGGCGCGCAGTCTCAAGTTCAAACCATCCGTCAAGAATCATGTTCGGGGCTACCGAAGTGCCAACAGCAAGCACGCGATCGATCGGAACATGTTCTTCGATAAACTCCTGCGAAAGGGTAGGCAGAGATTCGAACTTCTGGGCAAGGTGCCAGTAATCCAACGTTTCGGGGGCGGTACTGCGGAACTGACCCGTAATAATGTTCGGATGATAGCGATATTCCGCCCAGCGTTCTTGATAGCCGAAGGTTTCATCATCATCTGAAGTTCCCTGTGCGTAGATTTCCTTGTTGAGAATGGCCTGCTCTCCAAGATTCGCGAGTTCGGGCCAGTAAAAGTCATACTTCGTGCGGCGCGAGAACATGCGGGGCACGCCCTGCTGATAAGAGAGGTCGGCGCGGACATTGGCGAGACCGATAATGAGCGTATGCTCGGTAAACGTCTTCGTCCAATAGGCATTGCTATTCGCAGTCACGAACGCGGCGAGATTGCCCTGCGGAGAGGTCGAAGTAGTCTCGGATGTCTGGGCTACCGTAGTCACGTTGAGCGGCTGGGCCGCCAAGATATTCGGGGCGTTGCTGACGCGCATCGGGCGAAATCACATTGAAATGGGCACGAATCAACTCGACATAGCGCGTACCACCACGGGCATCGGCTTCGAGCAAATGCTGGATTGCAACGCTTTCGCGCAACTGGTTAATCGTAACTTGCGCAGTCTGGGGAAACGAGATATTGGCCTCAGTATACGGGAACTCAACACCCAGACGGCTAGCATTACCAGCCTTAAGTTCCGACCAATCAGCATTCGGAACAATAAAAGCGGCCTTCGATGCAGTACCAGATGTGGGATAAGTAGCCATCAAACCGATACCAACAGATTCGGCGGACTGACCTTCAATGCCGGACTTCCAGATGAAATCACCTTCAGTCCGAGGAACACCGACAGTTGCACCAGCAAAGTTGACGGGGAGGCCAGCGGCTTCGCCCTTCTGAGGCCACGGAATGCAACCCGTAAGATAATCCTTCCGCTTGCCACGACGGCACAAGATATAATCGGATTCGGCTTCCTCCGTCTGCGTACCGTCCTCGTGAAGCCCGGCAATCGGGCGGGCAGGGCAAAGGTTTTCGTCACGAAACCATTCGTTGTACACGAGGTTGTACGCGCGATGCCACCAAGGGCAAACGCTTACCGACTTGCCATCTGGGAGGAGCGGCAGACCGAGGTAATCGGAGAGACTGCCAGACTTCGGCGTCACGGCCAACTGGGGCACGGTGTAATCATTGCGCACATCACCGAACGGGCGTTCGCCCATAAGCCGCTTGAACTCCTTATCAACCAGCCGGACGGGCACGGCGAAGAAGAAGGTGTCAAGATAGAGATTGTCCATCACGGGCGTGAGCGGCGTGGAGAGACGGGCGAAAATGTGTTGCTTGAACTTGAACACATCACCAGGCAAGCACTCATCAACGTAAACCGGATAAAGGAAATCCGTGTTGATGGTTGTCTTGATATTGTGGTTGCGGCGGAACACCGAACGGGGCGGCGTAGCACGGGGAATGTTTGCGAAACTGTATGCCATTTTGGAACTCCTTGAATGGGCTTGTGTCACCCACTCATAATATCATCAAGTATCAAGAGTGGGCTTCGGACTTAGGGTCCTCGTTCCCTTCGGGAATGACTTTGACGGCGATAGGCGCAGGAGGCGGTTCGGGCGGATTGATGATGCCGAACTTCTCCAGACGCTTGCGCTCCTCGGGATCGCCGAGGGCGGCAAGAAAGACATCAGGAGACGGATAAACGGCACGCAAATCGGCCGGAAGGGCCTCATATGCTTCACGGGCACGATTGCCGATGTTGAGAACTTCCTGCATATCATCAGGCATATGCGAGACATCGACATAACCGCCACGGCGGATAACCGAGGTATCTCCAGCGATGGCACGGGCAATCATATTATTGATGTCGCACATTTTGGAGAGATGTTGCTGGCACTTCGTGGGCTGGTGGAAAACCAGCCCACAAGAGCCGCACTTGCGAGCGCGGAACATGGTAATTACTCCTTGATGAAATCGGACGCATTAGCGAGCGTGCGGACATCTTCCGGGGTCTGCTCAATATGGCCATTATCAACATCGAACAGACCGAGGCACCAGAGGGAAAAGTCTTCGGGATGAAGGTGCATGAGCGAATCCTTGTCGCGGCTCACAAGGTCGCCAAAGGCGCGGATTGCCGTGGCATCATTCTCAAAGAGGCACGGCGGAGCGAAGGTGCCGACCTTGTTATCACGGATGGCGTAAATCTTACGCATTGTCTAGTTCTCCTTTTCTTAGTTCGGCGTCCAAGTCAGTTAAGATAATGCTCTTGCGGACGCTGGGCAAGCGCATATCTGGAATAGCATAAAGGGCATGGGCACGACGTTTGGCACGTTGCTCCTCGTAGAGACCTGGGGCAAAACGCTCGGCATAGCCATCAAGGCAAGAGGGGCATTTGCAGAGCGAGACGCCATGAGAATCGGGAAGGGCGATAAGACCATCGGGGTAGCGGTCGAAAAACGCCTTACGGAGGCGGTAATGATATTCACGGCCCTTGCGCGACACATCGACAAAGACCGAACGGCCGAGACCGATAGACTTCAGCGAAAACTCTTTAAAAGGGTCATTCTTTTCATAGAATTTGGCGGCATACTTCGCAACATACTTGATGCTGGAATCAGTCACAGAACCAACGACATTGAAACCGTAAGGCCAAAGCCGTTCAAGGACACGGGAGGCATAGCGCGGCTTGCCTTGATTGAAGCCAGTAAGATACGGCATCCATTCGGGCGCGATCAAATCAACGCCGAAAAGGACAAGATGGTAATGCGGCCTATGCGTACGCTTGCCATACTCACCAGCGGCGAAATAACGCACCTGAAAGGGCGGAAAGCCGTAGTCACGGGGTACATTACGAAGACGCTTGATGAAATTCTGGACATCGGTCTTTTCAAGATGCTTCGGACAATGCTCATCATTGTATGTAAGCGTCACGAAGGTGCTAATTGGATGCTGGAGAGCTTCAAGACGCATACGAGAAACCCAATCGGCACGGCGTTTCTTAAGGCAAGCAGGACACTTACCACAAGGCACGAGCATCGAGGGCAGATGCGATTCCACTAAATTACGCGGCTCCTTAAAAGTGAGGACGCGCTTACCTTTGGCCGTCAGACGGCCAGTATCATATGCAATTCTAGGATACAGACAATTCATGGGATGGTGTAAGGTTTAGTTGCCAACAATGTAGACAACCTACGCTTTTTTAATTAGCTTCGGTTGCCTACAATGTTGACAACGGCGTTAAATGCCGACAGCAGGACCGAACATGGAACAGCCAGCAACGGACGCACCAGCACACGCGGCGACAATCACGCGCAGAATCTCCTTAAGGAGAGACTTCCAATCAATCTTCACGACATCCTCCTTTCTACATCCGATAGCCGCCACGCTGGGGCGGCGGCGCAATGTTCTTGACTTCAGTCTTAAGGCCGCGCCGGAAATCCTTCCGAGCGCGACGCTTACCAATCTTGATGCGTTTCTTGCTCATGTATACCTCCTAACGGTTAACAATCATAAAATCACAGCGAGGCCAAGAAAGATTCCTAGGAAAACGAATGGGGAAAATCTTGCGACCACGATAGGCCCGCTTGACATACATAACATCATCATCAATGGCCATGACACGCAAAAGAGTACCATGGTCATAATACCTCATAGAAACGGCATCGCCAACACGAACAATTCTATCAAGTTTATCACGCATAAAAACTAACTCCTTAACTTGCGCATAATGCCTATTATGTCAACTAGGCGGCTGTGCGGATAATTGTGCTATACTCTTCCCCGTGAACGTCCATTCGACAGAACCCCTGGCGGCGCGGATGCGTCCGCGCACGCTTGACGAGGTGGTGGGCCAGCGCCACATCCTCGGCGACGGCAAGCTGCTCCGGCGCGTCATCGAGGCGGACCGTCTCACGAACATCATCCTGTTCGGTCCGCCCGGCTGCGGCAAGACGACGCTCGCCGAGGTCATCGCGAAAACGACGCGCCGGAACTTCGTGCGCTG